ATTTCGGTTTCGGCTGCTTTTGCGGTTCTGCCTCCGGCTGCGGTGCGGCATCCTCCGGTAAATCCTCTCCGGCATAAACGTACAGGCCAAGGCCAAACATAGCAAGGTTCTTCACCAAGCACCGCATGATAGCTTTATTCACATCGAACATGGAGGCTGCTTCTACGGTGCGTTCTTCCATGCCGACTTTTTCACGGCGGCGGGTCTGCGGATTGTAGTCCCATTTCGGGGTGGAGTAGGTGTAAGGCACAGCTTTCATTGCTTTGTTTGCGCCATCCAGTACAGGCAGCCACATTTCATGCGAAACGCCCTCAATCGTGACCGAGGTGTACACCATGAATCCGGTTATGGGGTCATAAACATAGGGGAGGCCGTTGAATTTCTTGACCTCATAGCTGGCAGAAGGATACAGCTTCTTCACCTCTGCCCAGGCATACGCCCAGCTTACATATTTTAACTCGGTATTGCCAGACTTTTTGACTTCCAGATGATCTTTGAAGTCGATAGCAAATAATTTCACGAATGGATTTTCTGTGGCCATAATAAACCTCCAAGAAAAAAGGCGGCAGAGCATTTACTCCCTGCCACCTGATACAAGATTTATGCCGCATGAACGATGGTGAACCTGCGGCTGCTTACATTTTTGCTGTACTGGTTGAAAATGTCCGGCTGCTCTTTCCGCAAACGCTGGGAATCCACACGCTTGCTTTCGGAGGATACCCATGATACCTTATAGCCCGGTGCTGTGCCATAAGCAGCATCCTGCATTTTCAGCTTGACCTGCTGCTCGATAGCCGTTTTCTCCTGTTCCATCTGCTCGATTTGGTCAGAAAGCTCCTGCCGCTTATCCAGAAGTCCATGCAGCGCACTCAGGTCAGCGGTCTTGTCCCGGTTATCCGCCTCATAAAGCTGGTTGATTTTCTGCGTATCACTGTCACAGCCATTAGGTGCAGGGGGAATCTGGGGCACAACATGGTTCGTCCAGAAACGTTCTTCCTTATCAATGAGATCAGAAAGCACCTGCTTATCTGTCACGATCTTGTGGATCACCAGCTCTCTGCCGAAAATCAGAGCCGCCACATACCAGCAGTCGAAACCGCTGACGGCTAAGTAGTGGTCAACCTGCGCCAGATAATGAGCTGGGATTTTCCCATCCGCCCACTTATCTGCGGAGAAGGGCGAAACCGTCTTGCACTCCAATCCAGCTTTCTGCCCAACGATCAGGCGGTCAAAGTCTGCCAGAAGCAGCGGATGTTCCTCGCTCTGGTAGATAGCGTTTGCACGGCGCACCTTAAAGCCTGTTTCTTCGGAGAACCGCTGCGCCACATAATCCTCCAAGTCACGGCCCTGCCGCATGGCCTCGTTGTCGATATTTTCAATGGTGTCGCTGATTTTATCATGGTACACCTGAAATGCAGAACGGTAGGGATTCAAGCCAAGGATAGCCCCGGCATCCGTGCCGGTAATACCGCATTTTCGATAGCGGAGCCAATCCTCTTTGGGCAAATTCAAGGTAGATACAAGTCGTTTCATGCAATGTTCAACCTCTCTTTCATCTGTTCTTCTGCGATAGAGAAATCATATTCCACCAAGTCTTTGATAATGGTGGAAAACTCATCCACCAAGGTACGGTCATCGTCCAGCCACAGGGTATACAGGAAATCCAGAATGTTCCGCTGCACCCGGAGATGGTTCCAGAAACGCTCGTCCATCTGCTTTTCGGTGTCCAGCGTAATCAAGGCACTGACGATGGTGCTTTTCATCGTGATCTCGTATGCTGTGGTGCAAGTTGGCTTTGGAAAATCGGCTTCAATGCTGTTCAGGAACTCAGAAAATTCCCGGACAGCCCGATTGCTCACATCGTTCATACGTCCTCCTTTATGCTGCTGCCAGCACCATCTTGTAGGCTTTGTCGATCATGGGATTGCCCTCTGCGGTGCGCAGGAACAGGTTTTCGTTGTAGTTGCGAGTTTTACGGATGGGGTCTGCATGGGTAGCAAAATCCGAAACAGCGTTTACGAACCGCCAGCCGTTCTTGCCAACCCATTCCAGATCAGGTGCATTATAGTAGCGAGCCTTCAAATCTTCCTGCAAGCGCAGGTTGTTCTTCCTCTGGCCATCGGTCAAGTCTTCCGTGATAGGGAAGAACTCGTTGATGAACTCCTGTACCTTGCGGTCAGACAGCTTGATGGTGGTTAGCTCATGGATGCCCTTGCCCAGCTCCCCCATATAGTTGTTGGCAAGCTGCAAGGTCTCACGGGCATCCTGCACCCGGAGCAGAACATTTTCGGTATGGCGAGCAGTCCAGATGCGCTTTGCCGTGCCCAGAGCCAGATTCAGGGTGTTCTGGCAGACCACGCGAACCGGGGTCATAGCGACCTTGACACCAGAACTGCCATCATGGCTGTTGAAGAACACAAGATATGGTGTCACTTCGTCTCCGGCGATAATGTACTTTTCGGGCAGCTTCGCCAGCATCCAGACCTTCTTGCCGCCCTGTAAAGAACCGGCAGTTTCGTAAGTAACACCTTCGCCCAGCAGGTCATCTGTAAACTGGAATGCTTCCTCGTTCTGCACGATGCGATAGCGGTCAGACACCACGCCGAGAACGGCATCATCGGTGCTGCGCACGTTGGCGCGGTAGCCGGAAATCACAGAACCACTGCCAGAGTAGATGTTGCGGCTTTCGACCTGCCAATCCAGACCAGCCAGCTCCAAGGCTTCACGGCTTGCAGGGGCATCCATGATGATGCGGCCAAGGCCGTGCCAAGGGGTCTCACGGACAGAGAACATCGTTTCAACATTTGCGGGCATAGTAAAATCTCCTTTTCAATTTGTTTTCGTTAGTTTTTCTTTTCAACTTCTTCAGCAATCAGCACGAGGACTTCAACAAGAACCGTGCCAAGTTTCTGAATGAGTTCAGGTAAAAAGTTCATGGGGACATCTCCTTTCTGTGCGGATGCAGCTTAGAATGAAATCGTAATGGTGATGATAACAACGATGATACGGAACAACACGAAAAATCACCTCCAGACATAAAAATAGCCCCTGAGTCTTTCGGCTCAGAGGTTTCGTATCATGGTTATATTATCTGGGTGAGATTTTTTGGATTGCAGTGTGCAGAACAGGCTTGTTTTGCAAGTGGAAAGACGGTACAATAGTAAAAAGGAAGCGTGTGCTAGTCAAATAAGGTGGTGAAAGCAATGGGCGAAGCAACAGTCTATCATATCATGCACACGGAAAAGTGCGTGGCACAGGTAAGCACGACTGGTGAATGCAAGATTTACCTTGAGGATTTTATGCCATACGATTTGGTGCTGGAAGAATCGGATGACTTTGATGATCGAATCAATAATGTAACCAATTTTTATTATTGGTGTGCATCCCGTATGCTAACGCTGGATCGTACCTACGCGAAAGAGATTCTGAATAGTATCGGCGCATCTCAAAGCGTTACGGATCGGGAACGTGCACAGATTGCGCTTTCGTACCATTGCCTGTCGCTGCTGGATGTGTTCTGGGTAAAAGGAGAAAAAGAGAATATCCGATTTGAGGATATCAATCTCTACACACACTCTTTAAGCAATGCTCTTGTGGATATTGCACTGCGTGGGTATCAGATGACTGTGACAAATGCACATCTTTTGGCAAATGATTTGTCCACTGGTGGATGCTATCCTAAAGCGTGGGTGCGCAGAGAGGATGGCTTCTATCTTTATAAAGATGGCGGACAGAATGCAGTCGCGCGTGAAGTGCTGGCAAGTAAAATCTGCCGATGTTTTGACTGTCATCAGGTTCTGTATGAGCAGGGAATGTTTGAGAACGAGCCGGTTTCCATCAGTAAAATCATGACCTCGCAGCGATATAGCCTTGTGACGTATGCAGCCTATGATGTCTACTGCACAAACCATGATTGGAATACACTGGATAAAATTCTGGAACTGGATGCTCACGGATACTATATGATGAACATTCTGGATTATCTAGTGGGTAACACCGACCGCCATTGGGAAAACTGGGGGCTGTTGGTAGATAATGAGACGAATCAACCTATCCGACTGCATGACTTGATGGACTTCAACCGAGCATTCCAGCAGTATGACACGCTGGATGGCGCAAACTGCTTGACCGTTGGAAAGCGGCATTTGAGCCAGAGAGAAGCAGCGATAGAGGCGGTGCGAGCGATTGGATTAAACCAGAATCGCAATATTGAAGAAAAAACACTTCATAAATATGAAATGATAAAAAAGATGTTCTTAAGACGAATGAAGATAGTGACGAAATTATAATTAAACTAAAATAGGCGAGTTGGAAAGTCTAGGGATAATATAAAATACCGGAGAAAAGAGAGAACGGTGATATCATGTCGTATACGGTTAGATCGTCTGAAAAATTAAGAAAGTCCGGATCAGAGGCAGAAACAAAAGCTCTCTTATATTTAATGAACTTTAGGATGGATAGTGATAAAATCTATTATTTTGTGGTGGATTTTTTTAATGATTTAACCGGGATGGATAGCATGGCATCAAAATTGTGGGATATGCAATCAAAGGGCGCGCACAATGTTGGGCCAAATGCAATAGGAAAGGAACTCGTTACCTTATTTAAAAATTATATGAGTGAACTCTCTTTTGAGGCATATATTTTGTTTGTAGGAAGTGTGACTGGATCACTTAGAAAAGATTCATCAATTGATATCTTTGGAAGGTCAAATATTAAGGAAAGTGCAATTGAACTGATAAAAAATGGACTTGTTGAAGAAGGAAAGGATAAAGAGTATATTGACAATGATACATTGACAGAAAAAAATATTGATGATTTTTTGGACAAAGTATTAATCGTTGTGGACAATGACAAGAAGCCAAGCGAATATGTGAAAGCAATAATAAAAAATCATCCCAATATAATACCAGAAGAAAAAATACTTGATGCGATATTTAATGAGATCAGAGATAAGCAGGCGGGCAAGAAAAATGCTTCGTCTGTCGAGAATATTGTAATAGAGACAACGGATGAAGCACTAAATTATGGAAGGCACTTGACCAATAATGAAATCAGACTAATGACACTACAAAGAATCATAAACTCAAATCCATTGGGAAAAGGAATTCCAGCATCTTTCGTTAATATTTATAATACTTGGCCTCCGGAGAACCAACGAGAAATGCTAGAAGATTGTCAAAGAGCGTTATGTAGGGCATTGTTCAATAAAAATGCAGCGGATGGCTTTTGGCGGCTATTTGAAAATACATATCGATTAATCGTTGAAAAACCAAACGATTCGGTGCAAAATCTATTCACAATGATTAGAAGTATTCCGGACTGTGTGTCTAGATGTCCAGATTTTGATGTGCTTTCATTGAAGTATTTTATTGCAGTGGTAAAGGATGGAATTCAAGGATGAAGATATTGAAAGTGGCCGTTGGAAATGCTCATGAGGCATTTATTGAAGATAATTTTACAGATAAAGTAAATATTATTTCCAGCGATGATAATAATAAGGGAAAAACAATCGTAATACAGGCTATGATGTATGCGATGGGAAATGAACCAACATTTCCAACATCATTCGAATATCAGAAATATTATTACTACGTTGAATTTGAAGAAAAAAGACAAGTATATAAAGTGTGCCGCTTGGGAAACGGATTTGCTTTGAAAAAATCGTCAATAGTATTGATTTTTGATAATGTTGCTGAGTTTAAGAGATATTGGAATAAGGAAATTTCACCTCTTCCAAGGATAGTGAAGAATCAGATGCTAAAGATTGTAGATCCCGTATTGTTTTTTCAGATTTTCTTTGTTGGACAGGATAAGAAAGACACTTCTAATATTGCTCATCGCGGATTGTATAATAAGCAGGATTTTATGGAAATGCTTTATGCATATGAGGGATTGGGAAGCGAGCAGCTTTCACAAGAAAGTATTGATAAAATAAAAAGAAAAATAACAGAACTTTCAGATGAACGAAAAACAGTGTTGCAACAACATAAGATATTGAAATCAAAAAAATTGCCGGTTTCGTATTTAAGCACAGAAAGTGATCGAATTGCATTTGGAGAGAAGGTTGCAAGTTTAGAAAAAATACAGGCTAAAATTACAGAGTTAAGAAAGCAAAGAAGTAGTGCGTCAACAAGAAAAAGCAAATGGGAGTATACAATTAATGAGCTTAAGTCGTTGAACCGTACAATATCGTGCGGAGAGCTAAGATGTATGGATTGTAACTCAACCAATATTTCTTTTAGCACTGGAGAGATAATGAAAACATCCTACTCGTTTGACGTTTCAACGGTTGAGATGAGAAAGGAGATTATTGAATCGATATCTGAGAAAATTTCAGCATATTCAGAGGAAATTGAACGGATTACAAATGAAATATCAAAAGAGCAAGGAAAATTACAAGACCTTTTAAATGACGAAAGCGTTTCACTGGAGTCCATTGTTGTTTATAAAAAAGATATTTTTTCCGCAGCAGACGCAGAAAAAAAGATAAAAGAATTAAATGACGAAATAGAAAAGCTAAAGGGTCAACTTATAATTGATGAAAATGAATCACATGCTACACAGGCACAAAGAGATAAGTTACATGCAGACATATTGAAAAGGATGAATGAGTTATATAAACAAATAGATCCAGACGGAAATATTGTGTACACAGACATCTTTAGTCAAAAAGATGAAGTGTATTCAGGTAGCGAAGCAACTGTTTTTCATATTGTGAAATTATTTGCCTTAAAGGATATCCTTAAACATGAGTTCCCGATAGTTGTAGATTCATTTAGAGCAGAAGACTTATCAACAGGAAAAGAAAATGCAGTACTTGATATTGCTAAGAAATACAAAGATCAGATTATATTTACAACAACGTTAAAAAGTGAGGAAATCGGAAAATATGATTTGATGGAAGGAATAAATCATATTGACTATCAACCACATACACCTAGTAAAATTTTGGATGTAGCAAACGTAAAAGATTTTGAAAAACTGTTAGAACAATTGTCTATTCGAGTTTGAAAAATATCGTTTGTAGCAGATCTGTAGCAAATTGCTTCAATTTAACGAATCAACGTTCTAAAAATCGAAAAGTCATCATGCATCACACGCAGGGGGTCTGGGGTTCGGGTGTTTTTGCTCCCGGGATGTTTGCGTTTGCGCAACAGCCCGGGAAACAGGCAAAGACAGGAAAACCGCGCAGATCACGTCCAATAAACAAAGAAATGGCTGCTCTCCACACGGTCACTCCGGTAAGACGCGATATTGATAAATGCGAAAATAAACAGCACCCCCA